CATGGACGTATGTCCGTGTAGAGAATTGAAATGCTTTTATCAGAAAACATCTGTGATGTTGTTTCAAGAGTTCATCTTGAAACTTTCGTATGTTAGAAACTTGTATATTGTTGTCAATGTGTGGGTTTCTCCCATACAACTTCATATACAAGTTTGTTTCATTCGTGAAGTTTACGTAATCGATAGAATCTCTTGTTGCTTTAAGTAGAGTTTTTTGATGAGGTGTTTTTATTCGCCCCAGTTTTTAATCTGTTCACAGCTAAAACGTAACCATTCGTTTATAACGCAGGCTGTGTCCTATGTTCGGTAAAGTACATAGAATGCTAAGATATTTAAACTACTCAAACTACTGATAAAGTTTATACTTTCGCTTTAGATGTAGATGTTCTTTTATTTGAGTATAGCGCCCAGAACCAGGCGCTTTTGTTTTATTTTGAAAGACTTAATCAATCTTTCTTTTTCGGCTAAACATTTTCTTTTTTGAATGTTAATGATAGTACCATACGGGTACTTGACAGCCGTTTTGTTTGGTATATTACCAATTGCAAGATGTCTCACGACAGCCAATAGTCTTGTGTATTTGTTTTTATACCCTCTAAACTGTTAGTTTTAACTATGAAGTTTTTCTAATAGTTGTCTATTTAGGTTTAGGACTTTAATACTGCTAAAGGAATCCCACTTTATATATGAAATTTGCGTATTAACACATACTCGCCCCATGGAAGGGTTTAGAGATGTTAGTAAAGAGTAATATTTTAAAGAACAATTGGTCCTTTGAGGTATTTTAATGGAACGTACCCCAAGATCTTATTATAACCGGAATATGCCAAGGATGTAAGTATAATTTAAGGTACAGTACACCGCTGTATCAGGGCCGACATGCCCGATTTTTAATTACCTCTACCCGACGCTGACCAGGCAATATTTTTAGACTAATGAATTAGTTTTATTCTAACTTTATTAGAAAAGTTATTTATTTGGCACGACCTTACTATTTTTAATCATGAATTTATTCAAAATTTGCGGAGAAAAAATCGAAAATGTCAAAAGGTCACTGGTAGTAGCAATACTATTTCAGATATATAGTTTCTTACCTTATGAACTACAAAGTGAATCTAGTTCCAAACAAGTTCGTAGGGAACAATTTAAGAAACGTCAAAAGTCGGCGCAAACTGAGCGTCGCAAAGAACGTAACCGTGCTTTGAACGTCAATAACAAGGCACAAAGAGACGATAAACGTCAAAATAATAAATACGTTCAACAAGGTTTATTTACATGTGATGAAGAAAATAAGACTCGCATTAAATATTCTATTGCTTCTCTTTTTAATGACGTGGAGCGCAATATGCACAAAGCGTTTACAGATCCTGATACAATAGCTTTAATGTCTAATAAATTAGCATCTGTCGTTTCTGTAGCTCATTTGCTCCATAAAGAGAAGAGACCGTCAAAAATCATTGCGACATTAACACTTGCCATTACAAGCATTATACCTGAATTGTCACAAAAATCAATTAAAAACACTTTGAATTTTTCAAGTGCACAAATAGCTTATTTTAAAGAACGTTTTGGTTTTAATCCTTTTGAACAGCAAGCTGTGTTTGATGATGATAATAAAGACACAAAGTGGGTGTCTAAGTTACCTGAATATTTAAATAATTGGGAAGCTGCTAAACAATCACCTGCTTTTGAAAAAGTTTCAGAATTAATTTCTATTATCGCAACTATGGGTTTTATTGACGGAAAATATTTAAGTGTTACTGTAAAAGGAATTAATTTATTTCGATTAGGTACACTTAGGAAACATGCAGATGTTTCCGATTTGTTATCTGCCATACTTAGCACCCTGGAATTTTTTATTTCAGGAGGCTATGAATTTTTTAAAACCGGAAATCCACGTAAATTTCTTTTTGATGGAGAAGACGCGAAGGAATTCGATTATTTGTATGAGATGTTGCTTGAGGCAACACCACACGCTAAATCATTGAATTTACCTATTATGCGTGTTGAATTCAAAGGAGAGAAAATATTATTGGATGACGTTAAATATTTGGAACATTTAGAATCGGCAATTACTCTTTGTAAAAAATGTAAGAAAATAAGTAAAAATACTTGGCAAACTTCATTTTTTCAAACTCGTCTTGATCGTATGATTGGATGGAGAGCTGATTTTAATGCACGTCGCTCTAATGGAAAATTTAGAAAAGCTCCACTGTCTATGTGGATTTATGGAAATTCTGGCGTAGGAAAATCTTCTTTGTCACAATTACTTATTAAATCACTTCTTTGTTATATGGGAGTACCTAATGATGAATTGGACCGTATTGCTAGCATTAATGAGCAAGATAAGTATGATTCCACTGTTACTGGTGGTGTACATGCTTATTTAACTGATGATGTTATGAATACCAAAGCTGATTATTTAGAATCTGCGCCCACCCAGAAGATTGTTGATCACAACAATAATGCTCCACTTTTTGCCAATAAAGCAGAAATTGAAGGTAAAGGGGTCACTCCCCATAATCCAAAAATCACATGTTACACCAGTAACTGTAAAATTGAGCAAGTTGCTAAACAATATTCTAATTGTACTGAATCTATTAGAAGACGTATGATTATTAATTTGGATGTTCGTATTAAACCAGAGTTTTGTTTACCGGGTGAAACGCGCATGGATAGTAATGAAGTTATTCGTAAATTTGGAACGGATCCTATGCCTGATATTTGGGAAATTATTATTTCTGAATGTTCATCCCAATCTAATACAGGTATGATAGAATTGGACTCCAATTTTAAACCTTCGTTGGGTGAAGGCTATAAATTTAACATATTCGAAACAATGGAATATTGTTATATGAAAGCTGATGTACATATGAAAAATCAAGGTGTATTACAAGATATTCAAAGTACTCTTGTTGAAAAGATGCAATTGTGTCAAACATGTAAACGAGTTGGAAAGATGTGTAAATGTGCACCGATTACTGAAGTTTCTCGATGTGAACCACAAGGTATTTTGACTTCTAATCCATCTGATACTTCATTAGATTTGCAATATAGTTTAAATGCATTTGCTAGTCCTGATGATAATGAAACTTCTATATATCCAGATTATTTTAGAAATCAGGCAGAATTTGAGCCAGCACCATCAGAATGGTTTATTAAACCTCAAACTGAAGTTCCAATTGTAAGAGAGCCAGATCTTGATGCCAACATTGATATACAAGTTCCTCGAGTTTCTTTTTGGAATTTATTTAACGGAATGGATAGTAAAGCAGTATACAGAACTGTTAATGCTCCGTTTCGAGAACTTGTTGCATGGATGGAATTTATGCCAACTTTGATGTTAGATTTTGGTGATATTCTTATTGCTCGGTTTTTTACTCACAAAAAACTTCGTAGGTTTTACTGGTATTTGTGGTCACCTGTATTTGCTGATCATATTCGTAATGTTATTCTTTTTAGTGGTATAGCTGATATTATTATATCTCCTATTTTCTATTTGTTATTGCCTTATCGTTCTTTCTTGTGCATTTGTGCAGCATTTCAAGTATTTTTAGCTTGTACTGCACTTGTGCTTATTGTTAAATGGTATAGAGACAGGATGCAAATATTAGATCAAGTTGGAGGAGTAGTCCAACGTACTTATGGAGAAATAAAGCGTATTAATTGGCGTGAAGTCGCTAAATGGGCTTCTGTTGCTATAGTAAGTTATAAAGTTTTGAAAATGATTTTGAATGCTGTTAAAGCACGCAATTCTTTAGAAAATTTATTTCAACGTCAATCTGCATTAGATCCTGAAAATGTTGAAGAGGTACAAGATCGTGACGCTAAAGTTAGCGATTGGGCCAAACCAGCATGGGAGGAATTACATGTAAATCATAAAGCACGTACTACAACAGTTGAACAACTTAAGAATAAGATTCGGAAAAATTTGTATCATGTTACATTTGTTGCTGAAGATGGAAGTACCAATAAATGTGATGGACTTGTGATTGAAGGAAATAATATGCTTTTGCCACTACATGTCTTTGGCTCTAAAACAAAACTCAAAGTTTTATGTAGGCTCAAAGAAGGTGATGGATTGAATTCCGTTTTTAAAGGACATATAGCATTGAATATGGCTTCTGTCGTTAAAGGACTTGATTTAGTACTTGTTAGTGCTACATTTCTTAATCCACATGCTAGTTTAATTGACCATTTTCCCGAGAAAATTACTCATACCAGCGGTGTGGGTGCTTTCTTGTACCGTGATATAGACGGTACTTTACGTGATGATCTTGTGTCATATAAAACTTCAATGAAGCATTCTGGAGGAACTGGATACATATATGCGCTACCCTATAAGACTTTCAATGGTCTATGTATGGGTGTTTTGCTTGGAGAATATAATGTTCCTTGCATTGCTGGTGTACATTTGTTAGGTTCTCCCAATACAGAAATTGGAATAGCACTTAATATTACGCAATCTATGATATCCGATTTGAATAATGGAATGAAGGATAAACCAGTTTTGAATGCAATGTCTAATGGTGACTTTCCAAGGGAGATGTATGGTATAGAGATAGTAAATCAATCATCTCCTATTCATCCCAATTCACCTTTGAATTATTTACCTAAATATTCAAAAATTACGGCTCTTGGAAACTGTCCAGGACGTTCATCGCATACCAAATCAACTGTACATAAAACTATTATTTCTGATACTGTTGAAGAAGTGTGTGGTGTTCCTTGTACTTGGGGGGCTCCAAAATTTAATGCTAAACGTCAATGGCAAGCATCAATGCAATATTCAGCTAATACCTCTTGTGGTTTAGATCCTGAATTGCTTGAATGGGCTATGAATGATTATGAAGAGGATTTAGTTAAAGCCTTTTCTAATCCAAAGCATGTAAATTGGATTAAAGCCGAATTTAAACCATTGAATGATATGGAGATAATGGCAGGCCGTGATGGTGCTCGATTTCTTGATGCTGTACCTAAGAATACTTCTAAAGGATTTCCTTTAAGTGGTCCTAAAGAAGAATGGATTGTACGATTAGATCCTGATAGTTATGAGAAATTTAACTGTCCAGTTTCTATTGCACCTGAAGTTATAGAGGCAGCTGAAGGCATGTGTGCCAAATTTCGACGTGGCGAACGAGCTTATACTATTTTTAAAGCGTGTGTCAAAGATGAACCGACACCGCTTTCAAAGGATAAAGTACGAGTTTTTCAAGCTTCGCAATGGGCTTTTCAATTGTTAGTAAGAAAATATTTCTTACCATTAGCCAGATTAATGTCGTTATTTCCACTGCAATCTGAATGTGCCGTTGGTATAAATGCGCATGGACCCGAATGGGACGAGTATGCGAAATTTATGAAACAGCATGGTGATGATAGAATTTTAGCAGGGGATTATAGTAAATTTGATTTGCGTATGCCCGCTCAAATGTTAATGGCTACCTATAAAGTATTTTGTAATGTTTGTGAGAAGTGTGGAACATATTCTGCGGATGATTTGTTAATTATGCGTGGAATTGCTACCGAAATTAGTTATTCAGTAGTTGCTTATAACGGTGATTTAATCATTCATAATGGCTCCCACCCTTCTGGTAACAATATGACTGTTTATGGTAATTGTGTAGATAATATTTTGAATTTCCGTTGTGGCTATGCTTACAATGCTCTGAAGAACGGGTAAACTTTGAAAACATTACCCAAATTTAAAACAGTGTGCGCTTTAGGCACATATGGTGATGATGCTAAGGGTTCTGTTAAGAAAGGATTTGATTGGTTTAATCATATTTCTTTTGCAAAGTATATGGAGGAGAATGATATTATTTTTACTATGCCAGACAAAGAATCTGTTCCCACGAAATACATGAATGATTTAGAATCTGACTTTCTCAAACGTAAGAATGTTTATAATGAGGAAACAGGTTTAATTCATGGAGCTCTAGATGAGGATTCAATTTTTAAAAGTTTACATACTGTTTTGAAATCTACTATAGGTCCCAAACAGCATGCTGCTGGAAATATTGAAACAGCATTAAGAGAATGGTTTCATCATGGGAGAGAATTATTTACGCTTCGTCATAAACAAATGATCCAGATTGCCGAACGTCATCAGTTGCAGAATTTAAGTAAAGATGTTAATGAAGATGTTGGTGTTGTAATGAATTCATTGTATGATGATTATGATGTGCGTTTAGCTCAGTTTAAACGCAAACATTTTGAATCTTAAATGATTCACATTGTCTTGGGCAGACGTTAAACACATCCATTCCGGACCTATTCGGGATTGTATAACTAGAGTTGAAAATAGGAATGTATATATGGATTACTGCATGATATTATATTTTATATGTTTACATAATACATGAACAGCTTTGTACATTACGACATACCCCTCGTGGTATACTGGTATTTACCAGAGGATTCGTCATCCAACAAAACATTATTGCCATTAGATATGTTAAGCAGCATTCTTTTGGTATTATTTAAATACGCTTACTGATGTTAATAATAATAATAGCCCGTCATCAGCTAATGATGGCCCAAGTTTTATGACAGCTAAGGCTCCTCAAAATACAACATCTGAAAATGTTCATTTTGTTGATGGAGATACACCGTGGACATATGATGTTGCGGCAACTCCAGATGAGACGTCTAAGCTTAGCGGATTCGACGACGCAGGACTTGGAGAATTTTTGTCGAGACCAGTTAAAATTCAACAATATCAATGGACGCCAGGATCACAATTATTTCAAAGTTTTAATCCCTGGTCAGATTATTTTGGGAATCCTGATGTTCTTGAAAAGATAAATAGATTTAGGAATTTACGGTGCAGATTATGTATGAAAGTTTTGATTAATGGTAACTCCTTTTATTATGGAAGGGCAATGTTATCTTATAATCCTTATCTTGCTAATGATCAAGTCACTGTTAACCGAGCATTTTTCATTCAAGACCTTATAGCTGCATCAAATAAACCACACATATTAATTGATCCTTGTTCATCTGAAGGAGGACATATGTGTTTACCTTTTATCTGGCCTGAGAATTATTTAGATATTACAACGGCTGGATGGGAAGATCAAATGGGTGAATGTAAGATTCATGATTTTGATGTTTTGCGACATGCAAATGGAGGAACAGACCCTATTACTGTTTCCATATTTGCATGGGCAGAAGATGTTTCCCTTCTTATTCCTACTACTGTTGAAGCACAATCAGATACTTCTTCTAAAGTCGAACTTGATGAATTTGGTTTTCCTAAACCATTTGAACACCAAGCAAAAGCTAAGAAGTCGCCTATGAAGAGTAGTAATACTATGCGGGGTGATGAATTTAAACATGATGGGTTGATTAGTAAACCAGCATCAGCTGTTGCTAAAGCAGCAGATGCTCTTGCTATGATTCCCTATGTTGCACCATATGCCAAGGCCACCAGTATGGTGGCTTCTAAACTTGGTAGCATTGCACGTTTGTTTGGTTATTCACGACCAGCAGTTTTATCTGATATTCAACCTTATGTTCCACGTTATGCTGGAAATTTAGCAAATTCGGACGCACCTGAGACAGTTCACAAATTATCACTTGATTCTAAAAATGAATTATCTGTTGACACTAGAACCATGGGTCTTGGTGGTGCTGATGAACTAACTATTCATTCCATTGCATCTCGAATGACATTTTGGCGCCAATTTGATTGGCCTGAATCAGCTACTACTGATACTTTATTGGCTTCAATGGCTGTGCAACCTTTTTGTGTAGATAAATTGGCAGCATTTCCAGTTGTTGAAACTCATTCTACTGCTATTGCATTTGCATCATGTCCTTTTGAGGCATGGCAAGGTAGCATTAAGTTTCATTTTAAAGTAGTTTGTTCAGAATATCATCGAGGTCGTTTAAGATTGGTTTATAATCCTAAAACGAATAATGCAGGACCCGTTGCTTTTAATCAAGTTTACTCAACTACAATAGATATTTCTAATGATAGAGAGTTTGATTATGAATGTAAATGGACAGATATTAGAGCATGGGGCGCATGTTATGGAATTGGTGGTGTATCTTCAACTGATACTTTTAAAACAACAACCTCAGTTACAGGAGGAACAGAATTTGATAATGGTACACTTACAGTGTATGTTGTCAATGAACTTGCTACTCCTTCTACTGAACCGGCTGATATTAAAGTTCAGGTATGGGTTGCAGCAGGTGATGATTTTGCTGTTGCGATACCAGGGGATAATCTTTCCAACTTATCATATTTCCAACAACAAGCTGAGATGACCAAGACAACTGATAATTCTAATAATCCTGTAGGAGGTAATCCTGTAGAAAATTATGGAACTGAACACGCTCCTTTATTGAAGGATGATAATCAATATCTTGTTTATCAAGGAGAACGAATTGTATCTTTCAAAGATCTTTTGAGACGTTATCAGTATCATAATTCATACTGGCCCCAAAAGACTGGAGGTGGTTTTAGGTATTATCTTCTTAATTGTCCAGGGATGCCTCTTTTTAGGGGTTGGGATCCCAATGGTATAGATCTAGCTGCGAGTTCAACACCTGTTGATTTACCGTATAACTTTTGTTCTATGACATTATTAAATTATCTTGCTCCAGCTTTTGTTTGTCAAAGAGGTAGTTTGCGTCACAAATGGTTGACTGCAGGTACTAGAGATACTCAAGCACATCCAGTGTTGGCAGCTAGTCGTCATGGAGCAATAGTTCCAACACAGTTTTCTGAGGCTGTTCGTAACCTCGATCAAGCTTTAGTTAGTACTAGACGTAAGGCGTTACAGAATATGAAACGTTCTTCTCTTAATGGTACTGCTATTACTCCTGTACCATTGAATAATGTATTGGAAATTGAATTACCATATTATACGATAGGACAAAGGTTTAGACCAGGCAGATTTTTAGACATGTCTGGAACTGGAGACACGCAAGCTGTTGAAATTGCTTGTGAAACATCACAATGGGAAGGAGATCAAAATTTTCGTATCGACCATTTCACCAGTGTAGGTGAAGATTTTACGCTCGGTATGTTTGTTGGAGCTCCTATCATTTATTCGTATGCTAACCCAGCAGCAGCTTAAATGGTGTTTGGTTTATTTTTATGTTTGTACATATATATATTTTGTAGATTAACTGGGGCGTTAATTTGTTGTCGTGTGGACATTAAACACACTCCGTCAAGTGGACGTTAAACACCATTAAGAACTAACAGATCGAAATGTTAGTAGGATACCCTTCGGCGGTCGAAGGGGGGCGCATAGTGATATGTGCCTGGATGAGACTGGATAACAGTTTTACATTTATTGCTTTGCGATAGAGAAGGTTTTTGTAGCAACCTCGTGTAAGACTGGAAGTCTTATTCGAGTTGTAATAATTTTTACTTCTCTTGGATCGCAATTTATTAGATGTATGTCCGAATAATTTTGTTACATATAAATCGATCGTATAGGTGTTTTTACCTAGCGTGATCGGTTTTGTAATTCGGGCCGCTTACGC